CTCGTCGATTGTGACGACCAGATGGTCGGACTCATCCGACATGTTCGGAGAGGGATTTCCCTGCAGGTCGTGCGCGTTGTCAGCCGCGACGGCCCACAGTTCCACGACGCTACCGACCGGCAGACGGCCGGTAGCGAGCTCTCCCGCCGTGCGCATGTATCCGATGTCCAGCACATCTCCGCCGTCCGGCTGGGCGAAGATCTCGATATGGTCGAAGTCATCGACCATGCCATACTCGAGCGTGCCGTCCCAATGGACGAGGGCGACCTGCATGGTGCTGGTCGCGCTCAGTCCGGTCGGACGTGACGGTGCCTGCGTATCGCCTGCGTTTGTGGCTATCTGGTCGGTGCCGGATCCTCCAATAATGGTCTTCGTACCGTCCGCGTTATCAAAAGACACCATTCCGGAAGGCCGAGTACGCAGACTCTCGACGCCGATCATGGCCTTCACCGCCAATGAGAGCGGGAGGATGCGCTCATCCGGAAGCAATTCGGAACGCCTGACCATTCTTGGTCTCCTTTCTATCAGCCGAGTGGGTCGGCCACTGGGTCGAATTTGAGTTTGACGAGGCTCGTATGGTCGCCGCTCATCTGCATAAGCCTCATCCGATAGGTGCCGTCGGGCCAATCCGGGAATCCGTCGATGGCGACGTCGAGGGTCTCGCCCGGCCAAATGCTGCCGAGCGGGTGCAACGGCATTCCGGAGGCGTCTACGTCGTTGGCGTCGATGTTTCCGGACCATTGCGCGAGTGGCCGGCCGTTGGCCACGAGAACCGCGTCGGCGTCGGCCTTGAGCAGTTCCCACGACGTGCAGTCGGTCTCGGATTGGACGGTCTCCCGCAATGGCAGTGGATCGGACGTTTCGGTCTGCGACAGGTCCTCGGCCAGCGCGCACAATGTGGCCTCGTCCTGTCCGCTGCCGGTCATGTACACGCGTTGTATGGCTCCGTCCCTGTCTACCTGTGGGTCATGCAGTGTGCCGCCGTACCGTCCGGTCCACAGGCCGAGGCGGGTGGATTGCAGGAGATGCTGGTCGGCGTCGGAGCCGGCGAGGAGCTGGAAGTCGAGGTGTGTGGAGTCGATGAGGCGTGGACGGAATTGGATGTCCGGTCCGCCGTCGGTGTTGGCGATCCTGTCGAGCAGGTCGCCGCACTTGTGGTTCGCCACGTCGAAATCCTTCCATGTGACCGGTGTTGAGGATGGTTCCTCGGTCACGTGCGGACCGTCCGTGCCGGTGGTCGTGCCGGTCTTCGCGCCGGAATCGTCGAAGGTGTCCACCGTGGTGGTCGTGGTGACGCTCACGCGCGTGCAGTCCGCCTTTCTGACGGTGACGGTCTTCTTCACGGTGGTCTCCCTGCGCATCGTGATGGTGCGGGTCGTGGTGTGTGTCCGTGTGACCGTGCCGGTCTTCGTGTGCGCAGTGTAGGGCTTGGTCTCGGTGACCTGCCTGGTCTGCGATTTGACGTGTTTTTCCGTCACCGTGGTGGTGTCGCCGTCGACAGTGGTCTCGATGGACCCGTCGGGCAGACTCTGCCTCGTGGTCTTCTTCTCCCCCGTCGATGTCGAGGAGGTGGTCGCGTTCTCGACGGGCAGGTGGTGGGTGCCCTTCTCGCCGAGGTATGGGAGGGTGATGGGCAATGCGCCTCCCGGCTTGAGCTCGGTGCATCGACGGACGATCTCGCAGGCGATGGCCCTCCACGACAGTCCGTCCAATGCGAGGCCGCCTCGGCTGGTGTGTCCCTCGTCCGCGCCGAAGCGTCCCTCGGTGGCGAGCACACGATCGTTGAGGAAGCTTTTCAATCCCATGACGGGGATGGACACGCTGCCGCGCTTGCTGGACCTCACGCCGATGATACCGGCCACGATCGGCCGTCCAAGCGAGTCCGGCTCGTCCATCGTGGTCTTCCAGCACAGGACGATGCCGCGCCGGTACGGTTGGATGGCGCGCGCCCTCTCCTCCGGCGTGTTGCCGGGGATGGCCGTCCATGGCAGGTCGAGCCCGCCGATCTCGTCCTCTCCGACGTCCTTGCTTTTGGTGGTGGACAGGGCGCAGTCGGCGACGGTCATCGACCAGGTGAAGGCCGGCAGGTCGATCTGTTGCGCGATCTGGCCGCTGACGGTGTCGAAAAGATACGCGCGCCACGACATCAGCGGAACACCCCCATGTCGGTGACGGTCAATTGCTGGATGCCGTACAGGGTGACCGGTGCCGTGTTCGCGGCCGGGTTGCCGCACACCCACGCCTCGACGGTGTGTTCGCCCTTGTTGAGGATGGTGTCGTAGTCGACGCCCTTGGATTCCGCGAAACGCCACACGCCGATCTCGTCGAAGGCTCCCTTGATCCACGAGCTCGCCTCGTTCGCGCCGCTGTTGAGCACCTGTCCGTCCGCACGCAACTGCACGAAATAGGAGCCCATGAGCGAATTGTCCGTGCCGCAGGAGGCGCGCGCCTTCCATGCCACCTTGACGGTGCGGTCGGTGGTCAGGCGCAGGCTGACGCTGCATCGTTTGATCCACTGCCTGTTTTCGGGGATCGTGTACTGCTGGTTGACGTTCTGCGAGGCGAGCACGCCCGCGCTCATCCCATACGGGTAGGCGTAGTCCGCGGAATGCGGTTTCGTGGCCTTCGCGGTGCTCGACGCTCCGGCGGGAAGAAGCATGTCGATGACGCGCGTGCATCCGTCCGGAGTCGCCGGGGCCGCTGGATTCGCGGCCGGCGTGCCCTGGGTGACGCCGACAACCACCTGATTGTCCGAATCACCCTGCGACATGTCGTGAGCCTTGATCCACACGCGGTCGATGCGCGGCCATGTGGAGTCGCCGGCCGCGACTGCCGTGGTCTGGCCGCCGGGCCAATACGCTTCGGTCTTGCCGTCCGCGTCGCCGCGTGAGCAGATTGCCACGCCGGCCGCCACGTCGTATTTCAGGTCGTTGCGTCCGGTCACGTCCAGTCCGGTGACGATGCCGGTCGACGTCCACAGCGCGTCGATGATCTTGCGGTGCGTGAGCGGCGTGACGCCGTTGCCGGAAGAGTCCGGCTGGACCCCCAAAGCGGTAGCCATAAGTGTTGTACCTCCATTAGCTGAAACGTTTATCGGTCGTCACATGTAGGCGTCATGCGTGACGCACGTCACCCATCCGGTGCCTGCGGATTGAAGTGTCACGCCGAGCGTGGCTCCGGGCTCGATGACCGGGAAGCCGCGGGCGTTCAACCCCCTCGACACGTCCACGCCTCCGATGGTCGCCGAATGGGAGCGCGAGTCGAGGATGAGCGGCGTCACGCCCACGGGTTGTGAATACGAGAGACTCGAACCATCCTGGAAGGCGACGGCCACTCCATCCGGGAAAGGCCCGGTCGCCTGAAAGATCGGATAGGCGCGACTGGTCCCGTCATTGTGCAGCACGCATGCGTTCCGAGAATCCGAAACCTCGACGCCGTACTGCACGGGATACTGCAGGCCTGTGGCCTTGCCACCGTAGCGCAGTCCTCCGAGACCACTGTCGGCCTGCGGCCAGATTTGCACCTTCTGCGGCTGCGATGACAATCGCTCGGGCCGCTCGAAAACGATTGTGATGGTCGAATCCGCGATGCTGCCGGACCGATAGTCAGGCTGCTGGGTAAGCACCATATATCCGCCACTGCAGTAGGTATCCTCATTACCGTCGACCACGCGCATCGTGACCTGGCGATGCACGAGTCTGCGCACACTGTCCGTCAAAGCGAGCAGCGCGTCACGGCTGGAAGCGTTGGCATTCCAATGCAGGGTGACGGTGCGGCTGGCGTAGGAGATGTCATCCTCGCTCACGTCGTGTCCACCGTCGCCCTGGCCGCGCGCCGTCACATTGACTTTCGCGGCGGGAGTCGACCACCAGCCCTCGATGCCGCCTTTCGCGATGCACAGGCAATCGAGATCACCAGAGCCCTCGAAGCGCACCGGCTCCAAGCCGGAGGCCGACAATTCCGCAAAATAAGCCACATCGGCCTCCTTTATCGCAATTGGTGTCGCGCTGTGCGCACCAGGATTGACGCATCAGCCCACGGGTCCGAGCGCTCCGGGATGCTCACATTGAGGTTGACGGTCCTATCGCCCTTGTCCTTGACATCGGAGCCGAAGACCTTGAGGATTTGCTCGCGCGTCAAAACGAGCTCCGGCTGCTTGGTCTCGTTGGCCACGAGATGCCGTCCGGGAGGCAGGATGCCGCCGCGATCGTACAAGGTCGGCCTATCGTCTCCGACGATGCCGCCGAGCGCGTAGCCGCCCGCACGATTCAAGGCGGAAAGACTGCCGTAACGGTGCAGCGCGTAATTGACACCGGCATAGATGTTGGCGAGCGGATCCGTGATGCCACGGGACCTGTATTGTCCCGCGTAGGCGGCGAATGTTCCAGGAATGGTCTGCATCAGGCCCTGCGACGGGTGACCGGCCCTCGCGTTGGAGTCCCAATTGTTGATGGCGTTCGGATTGCCGCCGGACTCCTGATTCATTCGGCGCAGCACGGTGTCGGCCCAGCTTGCGGGCTGGCCCAATTCCTTGAGCACCTGCAGGACTAGGCTCCTCCAGCGTTCCACGCCGCCACCGACCGAACCATGATATTGGCCCGCCTCGGATTTGCTGGTCCACTTGGATGCCAGGTCGGACGCCATCGACTTGACCTTGTCGACAAGAGCCGTAGCGGCACTCACCGGCAGTCTGCCGACCATCTGGCCGAACTGGCCGCCGCTGATTCCCGCCACCTGCGATTTCACAGGCGTGAGAATCTTCGACGTGACCCAATCCACAGGATTCTTCACAAAGGCCTGAGCGGTCTTGGACAAATCCTCGATGAATTTCTTTGCTCCGGACGCCGCTTTGCCGGCAGCCTTGCCAATCTTGGAGGCAATGCCGCCTTTGGCGAAGCGTTGGACGCCATCAAGACCCATATCCTCACGGACGGCCTGCACGCCATGGTGGCGAGCCAAAGCGTTCCAGCGGTAGACGTTCTCCGCGCCGACGGCCTTAGTCCATTCCGGCACCATCCACGCCTCGCCCGGCGAGGTCATCGCCGGGATTGAATCGACACCGGGAGCGTAACCGGGGTTGATGCCGCCGACGGTGCCGCCGGTTGCGAACTTCACCGTCGGAAGGGAGAGTTTCAGGCCGACGGCGCCGGCCACCGAATCCCATACCTTCTTGATGCCGTTCGTGTACACCGTGTTGACGACGAAGGCCACCGGAGCCCTTGCGGCCTCCTTGACCTGAGCCCAGCTTCGTTTGATCCAATCCTTGGTGGACTGGAAGGTCTGGCCGATGGCATTGACGGCATTGGAGATAGGAATCTTCACGTTGTTGTCGAACCACGTGCCGACCGAGCTGAAGACGCCGGTTATCCGGTCTTTGGCCGTCTGGAAAATCGACTGGAAAGTGCCCGGAATCCCCTGGAAGAAGCCGGTGATGGAACCGGGAATGCCGGCAAACCAGTCACATACCACCTGCCACTTGGATTGCACCCATTGGCCAGCGGAGTCAAAGAAACCGCCGACAGCGGCCGGAATACCCGAGAAGAAACCTCCGATTGAGGATCCAACACCTGAGAACCAGTCGCAGATGCCCTGCCATTTGGCCTCAACCCACTGGCCCGCCGAATCAAACCATCCACCAATCGCCGATGGAATACCGGAGAAGAAGTCGCCGATCTTCTGACCTGTGGTCCCGAACCAGTCCTTGACACCGTTCCAACGGTCCTCGACCCACTGGGCCGCGCCGTCGAACTTCGACTGGATCTTGACCATCAGGTCGCACCAATTGGTGTTGATCCAATCGCCGGCGTCGCCCCATGCCTTCTTGATGCCGGCCAGAGTGTCCTGCTGGGCTTTGACCTGCGCTGCCGTATTGTCGGCCTGTGCCTGCCCTGCCTCGGAGAACGCGCCTTTGATGCCGTTCCAAGCCTTGACTCCGGCATCGCGTTGGCCGGAGCTCATCGAAGCTTGCGCGGAACCGGTATTACCTGCGAACCCCTGCTCGTCGGCTTTCTTTCGAAGGCTTCCGAGTTTGTTCGTTCCGGTTTTCGCGGCACCCACGGCCATTGATGGCCAGTTCAGCGGATTCAGGTTGTGTTCCCATGTGGAGTTCTTGATTCCGAGGAACTTGTTGTTTTCCTGTGCGGCCTTGTACCGTTTCTGGTAGTCGGCGTATGACTTGTCGCCCTCGCTGAAACCGGGAATTTTGTTCAGTTGACTCCATGCCCACTTAGGAGTGCCTTTTTCGACGTTCTTCGCAGCTGAAAGCATTGCGGTTCCACCGGCTGCGATTCCAACCTTGCCGACGGTAAGCTTTGACAGCCATTTCGGAGCCTTCAGCCCGCCGAGGAACTTGCCGAACGATTTCAGCGCGTTGCCAGCGGTCTTGATACCTTTTCCGGCGATGCCGAAGCCTTTGCCGATATCCTTGGCGACACCGAAGATGTTCTTCAGTATCTTGAATCCTTTACTACCTAACCACAGGTAGATGGCCGTATCGAAGATGGTGCCCTGCTGGTCAGCGGACAGACCGTTCCACGCCTTCTCGATTGATGCGAGCAGGTCGAGCAGTGGCTTCAGACCAGCAAGCGCCACATTGGCGGCTTTCAAGGCCTTGTTCAAGTTCGACTTGTCGCCATCCGCCGGGGTGTTGAAAAATTCACCCAATCCGGGAAGATTCTTCAGCACCTCGCTGGCGGAGTCGCGGATGCCGAGGAGGCTGTCTTTGAAGTCGATGAGTGTCTGGCGGTCTGCGTTCTCGAAGGCACGGTTGAACTCGTACGAGAATTCACCGGTCTTGATGAAATCGGTGAGACCTTTATACCCCCACCGAATCCGCTGGTAAGCGTCTTCGATGCCCGCATACGACTTCTTGTCGATGTGGAAAGATTCAGCCAATTTTTCGTTGACTTTGCCGGTCTCGACGAATTCCAATGATCCGGAGACCGCCTTGGCCACAGCCGAGCCGACATCTCCGAATTTCGCCGTAAAGCTGTTAATGACGCCGCTGATGCGGTCGACACCGAACGCCTCGATAATCTTCTCGATGGCCTTCTGGACGCGGTTTTTCGCGTTCTCCATCGCAGTGCCGATGCCCTGTGTGGCGTCTTTTGCCTGCGTCGTAAATGATGCGTACGGCCCGTAGCCGTCCTTATTGAGCTTGACGAGCGCCTTATTGAAGTCCTCGAAGGTGACCTTGCCACCCTTCATCGCCTCATATAGGTCGTTCTGCTTCGCGTTTGCGCCAAGGATGCTCTTGGCCAATTGGTTCATCTGGCCAGGCATTGCATTGACGACACTTCGCCATGCGGCGGCATCGACCTTGTTCGCGCTCAACATCTGGTTGTACTGTTCGATGGCGTTGGCCTGCAGCACTGTGTCTTTGCCGCCGGCCAGGACGGCATTGTTGAACGCCAATGCGATGCTGGTGGCCTCGTCCAGATTCTTGGTCAACGGAGCAAGCTGCTGGACCATGCCGATCATGCTTGATGTGGTGGTCGGCAGGCCGTCGATGCTGGCGCTGATGCGTTTGATGGCTGCGGCAGCGTCATTCGAGTCGTACCCCAAATTCTTCATGACTTTGGGGAAATTGTTCATCGTGTCGGCGCGTTTAATGGCGCCTTCCACATTGCTGGTGATGATGTTTGAGACTTTGCTGAATGCCGACTGCGCGAACCCGCTGATGGCTCCGAACTTCGCGGCTCCCCACGCGGTGAAGAAGCGTTCGGAATCTCCGACTCCCCTTGTGGCAGTGGTGGTGACGCTTGATTGCATGCTACGGAAGGAATTGATGGCATTGCGCGCCGATGCCGCGGCGGACGCGAAAAATCCCGACTGCTTGGAAGTGCTCGCGTTCAGATTCGTCTGAGCGTCGTGGAGCTGCGTCTGAGTCTCTTTCAGGCCTTCGCTGGCGGCTTTGAGTTGTTCCTCGGCCGATGTGACGGCTTCGGTCTTCTGCCTCGCCTTGCTCCTTGCGTCGTTGAGTCGTGCTTGGGCGTTGATGGCCTGTGAGGAGGATTGTCCGCTTTTGACGATGGTTTCCTGCAGTTTGACTTCGGCGGCCTGTACGCGCAGGTCGGCGCTTTTCTGCTCGTCGCGCGCTTTTGCGATTTGCGACGTGCACTGGCTGACCGCCTGCGCGGCCTTCTTTTCGGCCTGCTGCAGGCTCTTGACCTGCTCTGACAGCACGTCACGGCCAGCGGCCTGATTCATTGCGTCGGAGAATTTCTTGCCGGCATTCCGTCCTGCGGAGGTGGCCGCGGCCGTCACACCGCTGTTGAGCTTCGTACCGAAAGCGCTCAGATTCGGGAGCACATCGATCCATGCGGCTGTGCCGGCCATGAGACCACCTCACTTTTCAGTTTTTCGATTGATCGCCCGTGACAAGCGCCATGAGCTCGCTCCGCTCCTGCGCGTGTAAGGCCTTGCTGTCGACAGACGACTGTTCGCGTTTGGACTCAGCCACCACGACAGCCGGAGGCTTGGTGCGAGGCCTGATGTCATCCTCTTCAAGGGGATGCTCCACAAATGGAGCGCACTGGGTGATGGTTAGCTGGATGTCACGGAGCATGTCGCCCAAATCGTGCAACAGCCATTCCGACTCACTCCAGCCATCACCAGCCAAAGCACGAAAGAAGACGTTGTCCGGCGGCATGTGGATTATCAGCGCATGCAGTGCGCGGAGGCTCAAACGTTTCTGCCAGAACTCCTTGATCGGGTCACGCGGCGCGTAGACCGCGCATAACGCGGCCTCCAATTCCTCCGCGTGACCATCACCATCAAGGAGCTCTAAAGCGTTGTAGGGTTTCCCTCGCTGTCCGTCTCATGCACTTCATCGGCCGCGTCGTCGAGCAGGAGGAAAAGCAGGCTGATCTGTCCGCCGGCCTCGATGAAATCATCCCACTGGGCGCCGAGCAGCGCTTTCGCCAAGTCGAACTAGTCGTCGGACTCCTGCGCCTTCGCGAATGCCTTCTTCTCCTCATTCGACTGGAAAATTGGAGCGTGGATGCGGAATTCCTTCGCATCCGGCTCGTCGTCGATGGTGAACTCGATCCACTCCCGAATCTTCGGGTGGGATTCAAGATACTTCGCCTTCACGGCCTTGAGGCTGCGGACCTTACGCTTCTTGTTGTCGGTCATTGTTCAATCCTTTCAAAAAAATCAGTGTTCCTTTCGGCGAGAGAAGAAGGGAAAATCCCGCACCGGTGAAAGGAATCAAA